GCCAGAGAGTGCTTGATGTTTGATTTGCCCCAGGGTTTGCCAATGTGCTCTGGTGGTGACGATACATTGCGTCTACCTTTGGGAGGAGTCTCACCTCAATATGAGCCTCACATGCATCAGGATCCTTGCACGGACGTCAGAGAACGCGGTGATTCCGGGAGCTTCTGTTCCTTCACATACCGCAAAGGTGTGATGTACAAATGCCCCATTCTGTTGCTGAAACGTTTCCTTGTCAAGATCGCTTCCGGTAGAGGCGAAGATTCAATTCTCGGATACTGGTCCCTGTGGGCGTTCAACTACAAGCAAGCCGAACGACTGGTTCAAGCAATGGAGCCGGAGGAAGCTGAGTGTCATCAAATTCTGACGCACGTGATGTTCAATCTACGGAAATTTGGAGTCACAAGCAAGCCTAAATGGTCAGAGATACGCTTGGAAGGCGTGGAAGAAGAAACGGATGCCGCTTCACTCCAGTTCTGGCAACAAGCACTCAGTGGTGAGCACGAGAGATTGATGGAGGCTGACATGATCAAGCCAGAAAATTGGTCTTTGCGAACCTTTGTTGATCCTGTGTCTATGCAAGCACCGGCCTTGAGACTGGCCGCTGCAGCGTACGAATATCTTGCCTAAACGACCAGTCTGCGATTCTACCCATGGCTTCAGTTACAGACGCACAAACGGCTTCCATTACCTCATCCGCGCCCATCGAGGGAAACATCAGTACAGAGCATGCATGGACCGACGTGGTCATGTTGGATGTCACTTCCAGTTCAAAGTTTGATAAGGCAGTAGCAGATTGTGTTGCCGATTTCCTAGTCGGAGCCGGACGAGTTGATCTCGTCAAGATTGAGTTGAAATGTGTACCATCACAGACCAAGCAGTCTATTCAGATCGGGTTATCTGAAGTGGGGAACACTCAGTCAGCGCTCGTCTTGAGCATGAAGGCGAACGGGTTCTACTTCGTGTCAAATGACAGGACAGTCGGTACGGAGCAACTGCGGACTCTGGTTCCTGAGGATACTATTAGCAAACAGCTGAGACCTCAAAGTTCAATGTTGCCGTCACTGAGAATTGCGTGCACAAAGACGCAGGATATGCCAACCACGTTGACGTTCTATTTGAAGGTACATGGAATGCGCATGCGCTATGGCTCTTTAAACTAGATAAGGCTTCTGATATAGCAGATGATGCTGATGAGCCGAATCGAAAGTTGAATAGAGTTATTATTCGTGATGATTATGACCTTGGCTATGGTGTCAAGGCTGATGATGTTGATTCACAAGCGTACGCTTCCAGTGCTGCCGCCACGTCTGATGAAGAAGAAGAAGAAGAAGAAGAAGAACACGAGGAGAATCCTTTATTTAATACGTCTCTAAGCGTCGATCCACAAGAAGCAGAAGAACACGAAGAAGATCGTTATGGTTTGTTTTCTGACTAAGCTACACATCCCTTGAGAAAGGATGTTAAGAGGCTAACTCATTTGAAATTTATATATAACTACACTCTCCCTTGGAAAGGAGGTTAAGAGGTTTCCACATAGAATTGTTTAAAATCCCAAAAA